CTTGCGATAGTGCTCCGCATACGAGACATGGTTGCTGCACGGTAGCTCCTCTGCGTCCAGGTCGCCTGCGGTGCCGTGCCAACGGCTGGCATTAGGCGCCAGCTCCTAACCGCATCGTCTTGCGCCAGACGTGCGATGTAGCAAACAGGGACAGCAAAGCCAGTCCCGTGCGACATTGTATTTCAGGGCAGCTTCATGTCGCGAGCTTTATTGCCCAGCAGAGTCAGCCTAGGTTCCTGGTCTGCCTTAGCGTGAAGATTACTACACTAACTCTTCACATGTGTGTCAGATGTGTGGCACAGGTAGCATCGGTGCAAGCAACTCAGCGATGGCATCCGTACCACGCTCGTAGTGATCCTCGTAGACAGCGTGCCATGGTGTCCATGCTGCTGTTCCAAGCACGTCTTCCAGTGCAGACACGGCATGGTCAGCCATGCCCAGGTGTATGTGCAGCAGCTCATGGCAGATGGTCAGCCGCTGGTCTTCAGGCTTCTGATTCCAGAAGAGATTGCCTACACGCAGGGTCGCGCTTGCAGCTTGGCTATGGACCTCAATGTCTGCGTACCGATCCTCTGGCGCCGTGTCGCTAAGCACGCTGATCTTCCAGCTACCTAGGTTCAGCAGTGCGGCACAGTCCCGAACGTACACCTCTAGCTTGTTCAGCTTGTCGGAGCGCGGTGTTCCCTTCGCCATATCTCTCCCAATACTTCCGCAATTGCTTCTACAGTTTAAGGTGTCTAGGTATTACCCCGCTCCGAAATGCCCGTCTCCGTTGATCCTAGACGGGCATTTTAGTAACACTAGACCGAATCAGTCGCTTCCGCGTCAAGCTGGGCGTCTGACTTAACGGCGCCGATCATAGCAGTTGGAGCCTCCTGGTACCTCTCCATGATCAGTGTCAACGTCCTATCCAATGCCTCAAGCCATGGTTCACGGTGCGACATGAGCGGATACCGTGAGCCGATTGCATCTTGCGCAAGGTAAATGTTCCCTCGTGTAGCCAGCAGAGCGCGTGCGATCTCCACGGGTCGCGGGTCTCCAGCTCTCGCCCTACATCGTTGAAGCCTCTGGATCGCAGCTCGCATTGGGTAGCGATACCGCGTAGAGATCGTCGTTTGTTTGGTCGCCTGCTCTGCCTGCGTTCCCTCAGAAACGTAGGACTCATCCCGTTCCGCCACGGTCGCGAATGCAGCATGGTCAATGAATCCGCTGAACTCTTTGGTCCAGGCTGGATTACCGCCATCATCCATCTCCTTGGCACGATGCATTGCCAACGGCAAATCGTCAATGTGATTCATGAACCAAACGACCTTGCTTGATAGGTTCACGCTACGATCCTCCCTGCAACTGTCTGTCTTACACACGGCGCTCGCAGCGCCATGCCGCTAATTTCACGAGCCGCCTCGTCTATCGCTGCTACCTCTTCACACCGTTCACACTTGCTTACCCAGTCGTAATCCAGGTCATTGTCTGGATGCCGAATCCAGTCTCCCATGACATGACCTTGCAGCTTCACCGAAATCTCTGCAACCGATAGCTGCGCGAGTTTGCGCCAGTCTCCGTCATACCGCTCTACCTTCCAGAATGCTTCCACCCTGGGCTTCATTGCCTGCCGTGTCTTCTTGGCATCGCGTTTGACTTGTCGCAGCGTCACGGTGCGCCATGCTTCCGCTGGTGGCTCGCCGTAGACCTGGACAATCCGAACCTCAATATCCTCTGGCACGCGACGCTCCTGCGACATGAACGCCAGCAAAGATCTCTTACTAATGCCGATGGACGCAGCCATCGCTTCAGCCTGCGCACCACGCCCCCCAAGCTCTGCGGGAAAGTGCGTGTCAGCTAGTTTCCGTAAGTACTCTCCTGTGAGCGAAGAAATCTTCAACATCTTACCTCCCACTTTCAGGTGTCTACATACCCAGCCACTTGTTTGCGTGCCTCTACGTTGATCCTACAGGGTCATTTTCGTAACACAACTCACAAAACCTAGGGAATCACCTCCACTTTGACTTTTAGCACTCCTCGCGACAATGGCGTGTCTGGTCCAGCAACTGCCCTCCAAGCCTCTGGCGACAAGTCAACCAGCTTCTCATTCTTACCCTCGCGGCACTGACACCAGTCAACGACCCAGGCGACGATGGAGCGACCGCTTGCAAGGTTGGTGACAATAATCCGATACGGAGGCTTACCCCACTTGAAGTCACATTTTTTTCCGCATAGCTTTCGCAGCTTTGGTCCAGCGGCTGCGTAAAACTTATAGCCCTCGCGCACATACCAGGTTGATTGCCCTCCTCGCTGGGCGTCAAACCATGTCGCCCTACCAATGACCGATGGCATTCCAATCATCTTCAATTCAAGCGGTGTGGGTTCGGGCTTGAAAGAATCTCGCAGCTCAACGTTCGGCTTGTTCATGAACAGCGACATGCCCAGCCCAAGCGCCAAGGTGAGCAGGATGAGAGCAACGCGGCGCATTACTGCTCCCTAGTCTCCACGCGAGCCGATACGATTGCTCGCTCAATGTCTGCTACTCCAGCCACAATCTTGATGGCAGCCGTTACCCCGTCCAGGTAGCCAAGCGAATAGTCGGTGTCTCCCAGGATCTTCGCGACCTCGTGGCGATGGTTGATCAGCTTAAGCACTCGCATCTCCACCGAATCAACTTCTTTGTTTTTATGCTTCGGCATCATCAATCTCCTTCCAGCTTGGCGCCACATCTGGCTTTTGCCACACGGTCACATGCGATTCTAGTATTGGCATAATCCCAGCGCGACTTAAGACACGAAATACCTCTTGACCCTTACCGCGCGTGCGCTCTAGGCAATCGTCAACGGCGATTAGGCATCCCGATGGAATGACGTCCCAAGCTAAACCCAGCTCTTTACGATGGTGGATAGGTGAGTTCATGCTTCCGTCCCAATCGTAAGAGTCCAGGTACAGGAAATCAGCCGCGTGCAGAGTCTGCAACTTTGGCAATAGATCCAATGAGTCTCCACATAAGGCAGATGCGTTCGGCGCTAGCTGCATTGCCGTGTCGCAAGCTTTTTGATCTAGGTCAATTGACGTTAGCGATCCGCCATGCTCAGAGATCATCCAGTCCCAAACAATCGTGCTTTGACCATCCCCCAGCCAGTTCCCAGGTTGGCGGACGCAGCCAGTTTCAACAATGATCAATGGGCGATTCTTACTGGCTAGGAATTCCGTAATTAGGATGAACGCGTCTGTTCGTATATTCCTGCTATCAAACCATTGTCCAAACTTCATTTCAAACTTGCTTTTTGAGTCAAACAACGGCTTGGTGCCATTTAAGCTAATCCTGATTCCCATTGTCGCCCCCCTTCGTGAAGTGCGCGACAAACTCATCCAGCGACATGATGACAATGCTTCGGCGCCGCGTACCAGGTCCAGGGCTGTCGCCCATGACAAGAATGCGGATCTGATCGCCCTTGGCTGGTACCTGGGTCAGCCAGTTCCAGAGTCGCTCTGGAAAGCTCTTACCCACCTTTGTCTGCGCGACGATCGTGCCGTCTCCCGACTGCACGTCAATCTTCGTCCCGAACTGCCCCACACGCATTCCGTTAAGCGCAGCCGCGACCTCCCTTTCATAAGAATTGCCCCTTTGCCTACTTCGCTTCCCGCGAACGCGACGCGCAGTCATCGCTGGGTCATCGTTCGCCGCCTGGATTTGCTGGTCTTTGAAGTAGCCCATTAGCTTCGTCCATACTTCTGTGCAAGGTAAAGATCCATTTGCTCCAGGCACGGATTGCAGTGGACTGACTCGCGATACTGGTCGCGCGTCAGCTTGGCGTCGCATTCAGCGCATCGGAATCCGCGTGACCGCACGCGCTTTGTCTTTGGTTTGCCAAGCATCTCGTTAAGCATGGCGTCTAGCGGATTGTTTGCCCTACGCATTTGCTGTCCTATTTGTAAAGTCCGCCCATGCAACCTGTGCCGTGCTCTTGCTAAACACATTTCGGTAGCAAATAAGGCAATAAGCGTAAACCTTGTCGCGATGCTTCCTCTGGTCGGTCCAGTAATTAATGTGGTGCAACAGGTTTTGTTTTGGATGACCGCACATGTCGCACCAGCCGACTGAGCGACCAACGATTGTTCCTGCGATTAGCTTTACCGTTTTAGTTGCCTTGCTCATGTTCATCCTCCTTACAGCTTTACTGGTGTCATTACCACCTTGGCAATGCCCTGGTTGTAGAGTTCCTCTAGGATTCTTTTTGAGATTCCTGCGCGGCTGCGAGCCGTCCGCTTTGACTCTTCGTCGTAGTCATGACCCATGTCCGAATAGTAATCAAGCCATCCGTCTGCTAGGTAGACCATGAGATCTGCTGCCTCTTTGCTAAGAGTCATTGCGGTTGCTCCGCAGTTAGTCGCATCCAGGGCTTGGCGAAGTTCAGCAGCTCCGACTGCCATGGCTCCCCATTGCTCCTGGATTTGCTCTGGCGTGTATTGGAGCAGGGCGTCCTCCATTCGGCTGACGTAGAGATCCTTGCGAGCCTTGGAGCCGCGAAGCCTGAACACTATTCGCCTCCTTCGCTGATTGCCATTTCATTTGGATCGTAGGTAGCGACGCCCTGGCGGATCAGCGCCTTGATCGTTGACTTTGCGCTGTTGATGATCTTTAGATTGTCGCGCTTCTCTTCGCCGTACCAATGGTCTCCGCTCCAGTATTCTGCGTCGCTGATTAGTTCGTCAAGAGCTTCGTCGGTCATTCGGAGTGTGACTGTGAGCTTGTTCCTGGAAAGTTCAACCGATGTGAAGTCAAGATCTCGCGAGTAGTGATCGTCCCAGAAGATCACTGGAACTTTTACGATTGCGATTCGCGTTGACTGAACTTCCTGGTTTGCCATTTCCTGTACCTCCTTTTTCGGGAGAGCTGTCTTCTCTCCTCTGGTACAAGTGTACAACATGGCATTCAAGTCTGTCAACCCCCTATTTTGAGCACGATTTTTCTATTTGCCCCAGCAGTTGCGATGCCACCAGGTCCAGCGGTCCCGAAACCTGGTCTCTTGATAGCTGCGCGACAAAACTCGCAGCGAATCTTTTTGTGCGGCAATTTCTTTGGCGCAGTGTGCGCAGTTGCGCATGACCCAGATCACCGTGCCTTTATTCTCCGCAGTCTTCGCAGGCTTCTTTGTAGCCATCTTCACTCCCATTCACTGCGCTCATCAACTTATGCGCTGCAACATGCACCGCATCCTCTACCGTCACTCCCTGGTATGCAATTTCCTGACCGTCGGAATCTACCAGAATCACAGCGGTGCCGTGTTCCGTTTTGGTCACGCCGTCAAATTTGTACCCAATGTTTTCTGCGAGGAAGTTCAGCGTCTTGAAATCTTCTTCTCTGCTCATGGTCACTCCAACACGCGAATGCTTCGCGCCGTTCGGTCTGACTTCGCAATTCTTCCGTCACTTGCAAGCGCCATAAGTTCGCGCTGCACCGTGCCGTGCGACATGTCCAGCCGCGCTACCAGCTCCCTGATCGTTGGCGCGTAGCCTTTCTCGCGCACAAAGTTTCTGATCTCGCTAATAAGTTCCTGCTGTCTTGTCATAGCTCATCTCCTCCTGTCATCCACTCATGCAATCTTCGGAATGTCTGATCGCTGTCAATGTTTGTTGTGTCCAGCGATAGGTCAAACCGAACCTTGTCCCACTCTTGCTCCGTCACATCATTGGCGCCGCTAACCCCTCCAGCGACACGCCAATCTCTCTTGCGAATGTCTGCCGTTACCTGAACGATCTTGAAGCCGCTCTCTAGCTTACGAAGATAGTCAACCTCGCGAATCAAGCGCAAGTCATCTACCACCACTGAGCGCCCCATCATCTTGGCTCCCTGGTATTTCTCGCGCCAAAGACCCAGCCAGTAATCCTGGTCTACCTCTCGCAGCGCCTTACCGATTCCCTGAAGAAGCTCGCGCCCAGTTGCAATCCAAAGCTTCTCGTTTCGGATCACATCAAACAGCGTTCCCTTCTGCAAGCCTGGGTATCTTTGGCGTGCAATCTCTTTGACTGCATCCGCGATGCCAATGCGTACATAGCCGCGATGCTCAACAAGATTCATGGCGAGCGTTGTTTTGCCAGACCCTTGCGGTCCAATGATGGCAATGTCGTTCATTGCATTTCCCCCAAGCGCCCTAAAAGTTTTAGGTGTCTAGACATTGGGCGTTACCGTTTCGGCGCTCTCCGTTGATCCTACAGGGTCATTTTCTGGGGCTAGACCCCAAAACGACCGAATCGCCGTCTCATCAATGAATTGTCGGACTGGCATCAAACGAGCGGCGTGGAGACGTAGCCGAACGCCATGACCGTAATCATGTTGCTCAGCTTCGCGCATGAACCTGGATCGGGAGCAGACGCCGCCAACGCGGAACACTCCGTCCACTGGATGACGTCGGTCTCCCAGCATCTGGACAAGGATCGCGGCATGCGACTTGAACGCAGCTTCGTCATCAAAGATCAGCTGTTCCAAGGTTGACGTCTTGGCGTCCCAGGTAAGACCGAACGCGGTAAAGTCAGCGCCGCTGTCACCAGCCTGACCGATCTCCCAGTTCAAGACTTCATAGCCAAGTCCCAGTGCCTGTACAGCCGCCATCTCTCCCAGCCTTCCCATCAAGTCCACAGCCTCTGAGCTGCTGTGTCTGTCATACCACTTATCCGTGACCATATGTTCCGCCTTAAATGCTTGCTTCGCAGCAGTCCAGTCCAAGGCTTTCTTCAAAGCTTCTGCGGTCATCGGTACGTCAACCCAGTTCATTTGAGCCCTCGCTTTATAATACTTCCAATAAGCTCTGGCTTAATATAAGTATTAAGTCTCTTGTCTCTAGTGTCTTGTCTCATGTCTCTAGTCTCTTGTCTCCCGCCGTGACTTGGCGTGACATTGACCGTGACAGAGCCGTTATCAAAACGCTCTGTTTGCGTGACAGACCGCTCCCGATGGCGCTGCTGTCGGAGGGTAGCCGTCGGATCAATCTGGAACTTCGCCCAGTTATCTACGACCAGGCGTCCGCCCTCCTCCTTGATCAAGCCGCAGCTCAAGAGCGCCTTCAGGTGCCGATGCAGCCGCTGCGGGGTCAGCGCCTTCAAATGCTGCACCGACGCAAAGCCGCCCTGCGGCTTCTGTCGCTTCGCCATCACCCAGATGGTCATGACCAGGCGGAACTCTGAGTCGTTGAGCACCGCGATTCGCGGGTCTTCAAGAAAGTCTGTAAAGAGCTTCAGATACTGTCCGCGCATGTCGCCTCCACTTTCTTTAATCGCCTTCCAAGTTTCAGGTGTCTACATACCCGAAACAATTTTCTCAAGCCTCTGCGTTGCGCGTAGACGGGCTTTTTTGTAACACAACTCCCAAATGGGGCGTTGACGGTAGGGAAGACAGCCCTACCGTCAACTGAATCAAAACGGCAGATCTTCCAGAGTGTCCTCTGGGACCAGCCGTGTCGGTGGCGCAGCCGCAGCTGAGCGAATCGGATTCTCCTTCGCCCAGGCTAGCGCAGGCTTCTCATTGCAATACCCAGAGCTGTCTTTCGTGCCGCATGTGTAGAAGGCTGCGTAGGGCTTGCCAACCTTACTGACACCAGCATCGCGGACCTTCCAAGCAGTGCCATGCACTGGACACGCGCCTCCGTTCCCTCCACTAAGTGCGGAGATCATTGTCCGAACAGCATCGGGGTTTGCAAAGTCTGACGCAATGTCATCAATCCGACGCTCCATCGTAATCGGTCCATCCGACTGGACGATTGGCGCGCTAGATCTTTCTGGAGAGTACAGGTCTCGTGCCACACCTAGCTGAACAGCTGCGCGGCGCAAGGCGTCTGACGCTGCTGACTTTAAAGACTCTGGGTCACGGTCACTGTTCGGATATCCGTAATCTGAATGAGTCACGGTCTTGTCTCCGATCCTCGCAGTGATCTTTCCCTTCACAACCGATTTAGACAGATCCGCAACCTTAACTTTGAATGACCAACTCCCAATGCCTAGCACGCTGGTCAGCCGCTCTGCCACTGCGCGCGAATCAACATAGGTGAACACCATGCCCCCTGGTCCCTGGCGCTTTTTGAGTTGGCTTTCGGGAAACGGTGCAGCTAGCTCTCGCGCAATCTGATTTTCGTCCTTCATGCTACCTCCAAACTTTCTTCAAGTGCCTGTGAAGATTCAGGTGTCCAAGTACCTGGACTTTCTTTTGCGAGCCTCTCCGTCGTTCCTACACGGTCATTTTTGTAACTCTTCGCCCGAAAGTGCCTATACGCCGTCAAGTTGATCCTCCTTATATTTGAAGACGCGCGCCCCTGGGACCTCTCGTGTGTGCTTCGCAATGATCTCTTGACCGACGCGAGCTTCTTCTGCCACTGCCTTCCAGTCGGTGCGCTGTGAGTTTTTGTTTGCGCGCCATGTCGCAACCCATCCCGTATTGCCCACGATCCCTTGGCGCTCTCCAATGGCTTCCTTGATTGAGATCGCCAGATTGCTGATCTGCTCATCTAGCAGCCTAGACTCGTACAGCGCCTGCGAGTACATCGCAGCTACCCGATCAATGCCTGTGTCTGCGGTCGCCCACTCCTCTGACGAATGCGGCTTGACGGCGGCGAGCACGTCAGAGTCGCGACCATCCAGGGCTGGCGCCGTGCGCGTCTCAACCGCCTTACGGAACAGCTCTGCCTTTCGGAACATCTCTGTCTGCAAGTTGCGGTCAGCCTTCACGGTCTCTTCGCGGAAGACCAGACCGCCCAGCAAAGCCGCGACGGTCATCTCTTCAAACCCAGAAATCAAGAGCTGCCACTGACATTGGACACTCACGAATTCTGGGATTCCGATGCGCCATAGCGGACTGGCAGACGTTTTAATTTCCACAATGTGATCCTCTCCCTGGACCATTCGGTCAATGGAGCACATCGCCCACGGCACATCTTTAAGCCTTAGCACGCCATTGCTGCGGCGCAGCTTTTTGCCTTCATGCTGCGACTCCCACCAGGTAGCTACTGCGTCTTCAAGGATCAGACCACGGTGCGCCGCCTCGCCAACTGGCTCTGGCTGGAACTGCCCAGTCTTCTCCGCGTAAAGCGCAAACGCCGTCTTCCATGGAGACACGCCCATGATTGCCGTCATGTCTGTCGCCGTGATCCCAGTCTTTCGCAGCTCTAGCCAAGGCTCTGAGCCTTGCGGGGCTGCAACGAATTCATACTGCCTCACTTTGCCTCCTTCTTGCGATCCGTTTTTGCCCATCCGTCACCAACAAATTGCACCGACGCAGCCGATATCTGGCGGGGCATCCAATGCTGACAGACGGGACAGCGAAGCTTTGGCTCCGCCGTCATATCTTGCAATACCTCTTCAGAGTGACCGCACTCCTTGCAGAGATAAAGATAGATAGGCATTACAATCCAACGACCCAGACGAAAAGAAAGAGTAGCCCGATGGCGAGCACGGTTGTGGTAAACCGATCCCGCGCATGTGCCTCAATCAGCTCCGCCTCTCGCTGGTATGCCGTCTTGCGAATCGGCATGTTGCGATATGTAATCGGCACCGTGCGCCTGCTCTTGCTCATGACATGGACCCCAGGGCGAGCAGCAATACCATGGCTGCAATGCCCATGAATACGGTTGCGATCTCAGCTAGTACTTTCATAGGTCTACCGCCCTCCCTGACTTAGTAACCCTAAAGTAAAACTTCGGGGTCTCATTTGGAATGCTCGCCTTGCACGGCTTGCAAATCCGCGTATAGATATTGTTGTTATCCGATGGAACCGTGACAGCCTTGTCACACTTCCAGCAGTTGGTCTTGACCTTCATGCTGACACCTCCACATTCTTTTCGTCGTAGCGATTCACTGCGCCCTGCATCCAGAATGCAAGAGCGTTGAGGCGCCTGGCATCTTTCCATGCCTGATCGCTTCGCTTAAGGTCCGCACCCTCCAGGTTGCGCGCAGCATCAAAGAGCATCAACGCGGCGTCGCGGAGATTCTCACTAGCTGTCTCAACCTTATCCCTGTTGCTCTCGTTGATCTCTGTGTTGAAGCTTGGCTTTCGTCCCGCCATTTTGTGTGCCTCCTTTTGCCTCTTGGACCAGCTGTCTTCTGGTCTCTAGGGAGACTGTACAGGCGTACCGCCTGGGCTGTCAACCCCTAAACCAGCCTTCTGGCATGAATATTTTTTATCCAGTCTGGATTGTAACAATAGCCAGGGAAGCTCCTGGATTGTTACAGCGATTTTTGAAACAGGGCTTGACAAGCTCCTGGTACGGGCGTACCTTACTGGTATCGGGAAGACAGCCCGAACAGAAGGAGGCAGAAAATGACAAAGTTTCAGGAGCTTAAGGGACTGATCAAGACGGGGCGATGCGAGCTGTGCAATGGCTTGACAGACATGTCAGCTGGTAGCCGAAACATTCGCATTGTTGCATGCGAGCACAATCTTGCAGATGTGTGCGAAGCACTCCTGGAGGCTGGTGTGTACGGCGCAACAAAGTTTGATGCGTTCCGCAAGAAGACCGCAGCTGAGATTCGCGATGGCGCCTGGGAAGGCGGAATGTTTGTGATCGCTAAGGAGGCAATCTAATGCCAAGCAAGAAAGTATGCAAGGGATACAACAGAATTAGCTTCAAGCCTTGCACGGTCTGGGCTGCAAAGGGAAGCGACTACTGCCGAATTCATGCGCTCCGCATGGCAAAGGAGGCAATGTAATGAGCTGGCGAGCAAACCTAACCGACGCTCAGCGCGAGCTGGTCAGCAGGATGGAAGCTGCCCACAACGCGCGCAGGATTACGACGCGAGATACAGAAAACTGCGTCAACTGCGAAGCCTGGTGGAACGCGTCGGATGCTCACGGCTACACGGTCTGGTGCGACTGTGCCAACGGTCAGCGGCTAAAGACGTTGTATGCCCAGCATCTTCAGGATCAGCTGCTGGAGCAACAGCGCCAATCAGCAGCAGCTGCGCGCCTTGCCAAGGCTTGCACGCGCTGCGGCGGCTCTGGCGTGTACGGTCACCACGGCACATGCTTCCGCTGTAACGGAATCGGGGTTGATCCGAAATATCTTAAGAAATAGAAATGGCGCCCTGGACGCGGTGCGGGAGGCACGCGACGCGTCCAGGGCTGGACTGGCTCGCCTTACGGCTCACCAGCATTGTCATCGGGTAGGGAGTTATTCTCTGCTAGGTCCACAATGACCCCAATGCAGTCGCTGCAAATCGCGTGCTCCGCGACCAGCTGTAAGCCCGTAGCTAGATCCCTACCCAAAACTACGGTGTTAAAGTAAAAGACGCGACCGCGCTCTTCGCACACGTCGCAGATCCCATTGCCCCCCTTGTCGGTTACTGCGTAAGGCACGGTAGGACTCTTAGGTCATCCCAGAATCCGCCACCGACCGTCATGGTTAGGATTCCCGCTGGAGCCGAAGCGCCCTGCGTTTCCGTAAACCATTGTGACCCACCGTCCAGGGACGGCGCCTGCACAAATGTGCGAGCGCCAGACTGCTGCACCACGAGATGATGCAGATGCCCCGCCAAGAGCAGCGAGCTGTCCCCAGTGCGCTGCAAGCCAAGTGCCTGTTTCGCCCACCACGTCAACGGATTGCCACGGAATTGATGACCGTGTGCCAGTCCGACGATGGTGCCGCAAACGTCCAGGGTCATGGTTAGATCATTCTTTGGGAACGCAAACTTCACATGGTCGTAATCAGGGTTTGCCCCTACGACCTCAGCCGCCTGCTCAAAGACCGCCACGTCATCATTGTCGCCAAACGTGGTGAAGGCTTTACCGCCCCTGCGATTCTCTCCGTGATTGCCTGGAATGGCGGCGACGATTACCTGTGGCGCAAATCGCGCCCAGCTCGTGATCGCTTTTACGAGCAGGCGCCGTGCAACCGTGATCTGCTCGCGCCGATCCAGGTCAGTCTGAAATGCCTGCATGTCGTAGTGACCGTCGCAGCTCTCTACGACGTCTCCAAGCCCTACCACCACGAGCCTAGAGAGCGGACGCCCAGTCTTCACTAGCTCTTTCCAACGGGCTTCCACCTCGTTGATCCCAGCCAAGAATCTGGCGACAATCCCAGCGGTCCCGCCGCCTTCGCCCTTTCCAAGCTGTAGGTCGCTGATTGCGACCAGCATTGCCAGCCCCTCTTCGCGGACCAACGGCTTGGAAAACTTATGTTTCTTAATTTCTTGCACGAGCCGTTCCAGATCCGCGTCTTGCGACACGGTGCGCTGAACGACTTTGCCCTTCCACTGTCGGTTGAGCTGACCTAGCGGATCGCCCCACACGTTGAACAACACTGGCTCAACGACCTGGAACTTGTCAGGGTCTAGCCCCCACACCTTCAGGATCGTGTCCCAGTTCGGCGCATTCTCCGCTGGGAGTGCGCCCGTAACGATGGTTCCCTCTTTGCCGTTCCAAGCAACGCCTGGTTCCCATCCCTGCGAATGGGTGCGCGACGGAGACTTTGGCTCTTCTAGCTCGTTTTGTACGGCGAGGATTTCCTCCATCGCCTTATCTAATTGACTCATCGTGGGCATTTGCACTGCTGACGGCGGTGCCGATTCAGCGTGTGATCCTGCACTTCGTATTTGTATGCGACCCGAATCGCCTCGCTTAGCTGTCGCTTACTACGCGTTTTGTCTGCAAGCGCAACATTGAGCGCACTTCGCTCTTCGTCATCCAGCGCGGCGAGCAGTAAGCCAACCGAACACGGCGGTCCCTTGCGGACCTTACCTTGCGTTCCAAGCGCATCGTCCAATCTAGCCATGGTGTGCCTCCCTTTTTACTCCCTGCAAGTGCAGGCACCATGATCATAAGTATGCCGTTACTTCTTTGCCGTCTTGTCTGTGGAGCTGCTGGTCACCCCGTAGGCGGTGTTGGCTGGGTCCAGGTACCGCTGAATGGTCTGGAGGAACGAAGCTAGTCCAGCGGAGAGGATTACCTTGAATCCGTCGCCAGTCAGGTCTAGCAGGGGGATGCCCATTCCCAAAGCCACCGCGATGGAGACCGTGAGGAACGTGCGCCCTGCGTCCAGCAGCGCCTCATCTACCGACGTGCGTGCGAAAAGATCTTTAAGCCAAGTCATGTCTACTCCTTTGCCGTGACGATTACGACGTGCTTGAACGCTGGTCCAGGCTTAGACGCAGCGATTTGTTTGAGCTGGTCTTCGGTCAGCTTGACGCCGAACTGCTCTTTGCCTTTGCCAGTGCGCGTGGGGCATGCCCACTGCCAACCCTCTACGGGGCAGAAAGCTGCGGCGGTCATGTGACCGTATCCAGCCTCTAGCACTTTCTTATCTTTCTTTGCCCAGTAGGAAGCCCAGTTGACGTGCCACTTGCTGATCTCTACTCCAGCGGGATAGGCGGCTGGACCCTGTTGGACCCACACGATTAGACCAGCGCCAGCCTTTGCTGACTCAACAACGTCATCCCATGAGTCTGCGTAGCGCGCCTTTCCGCCCATGTGCTTGACGGTCTTGATCAGATCTCCAAGGGAGCTGCCGTTATCCGACACGCCGTCGCGATCCACTTGTCCCGTCGCAGCCTTCTTCGCGGCAATGCCGTCTGCTGCGCTGAACTGTTTGGTGTACTTCGTCGCATACGACAAGGCGCATGCTGCGGATGATGGACCGCAATCGTCAAGCACGCCATTTTTTTCAATGTGATCTAGCTGTGACTTAATCTGGAGTTTAGGCATCCCCAAGCTCCTCCTTGATGAAGACCGCAAGGGCACGTGCCGCCTGCTCAAAGCCAAGCGCAGCGGAAATCGGATGCCCCTCTGTTACGCCCTCTGCGTAGTAATTGCCATCGTCCGCGAGACGCCAGAGTGTGCCGCCGAAGGCGCTGTTGTTATCGTTCGGAACAAGCGCAACCCACTCACCAGGGGCGGTGTCTACGCGAGTCCAGCCCTGCTGGTGCAGCTCTTCAATGTGATCCGCTGTAGTCACGATCATTCCCTCCATCTCAATGGTCCAGTAATTAGCCAGACGAATGTCAGCGCAAGAAAAAGCGCAGACATTGTTTCCTGTGTTCCCCCTGGGGGAAGCACGATAACTGCAAAGCCCAGCCCCAAAATGGTCCAGGCTCCACCGATCAGATCTAGAATAATATTCTTTAACATTAGCGGCGCACCTTTCTGCTACGCGCACCCATCTCGCCGCCTCCAGCGCCACCACCTCCACCGTTGTTGTTGCTTGGCTGTCGCGCAGCGTTTGCCGCCGCTGCTGCAACACTTGCAACTTGACTGGAGATAATTGCGACTGCTACGGGTTGCGCTTCTTCACGTTCAGTTTCGTCAAGGTCTTTGCCAAGCTCAGTAATCGCAGCAATGTCAGAAATAAAATCTGCTGCGGCTGCAACGGCTGCTCCAGCAACTTCAGCAATCGCTTCAGCTACAGGCGGCAAATCGGGCTGCTCTGGCTCAGGAGTAGGAATAGGACTGGTATCAGGAGATACGGAAGGAGATGGCGAAGGCGTTTCTGGTGCAGGCGTCTCCGTTGGAGCGGGAGACGGGGCGGGAGAATTCGTGGGTCCAGGAGTTGGCGTTGGTTCAATGCTCACCTCTGGGCTTGGCGTTGGCTGAGGCGTGGGGTCTGGTGTCAGTTCAGGGGTAGGCGTAGGCTCTGGAGTTGGCTCAGGGCTAGGAGTAGGCTCTGGGCTAGGCTCCACGGTCGGTTCAGGCGTAGGAGGCTCTGTAGGCGACGGAGACGGCTCCTGGGTCGGATCTGGCGTAGGAGTCGCGGTTGGCTCAGGAGACGCCGTAGGGGACGGCGTAGGGCTACCTACGACCCAGGTCGTATTGTTGACTTGCAAGAAGCCCGATCCGCAGCAGGAGTCAGTGCTTAGGACGCGGAATCCAAAGATCCCGCCTGCGGTGACGTAGACGGATTGACTGCCGCTCTGTTGCAGCGGGTTGTACCCAGCCTGGTCCCAGATCGCTAGATCAATCCAGCTCTCATCAAGAAGCATCTGCGCGCGGTCGTAGAACGCACCGTCAGTAGTCCAATACGCCCAGTCAAAAGATACCGTCTCGCCAACGGATGAATCTGTTGTTAGTCCCGTCACAGTATTTTGCCACGGGTACCCAGGTCCAGCGTTGTTGCTACCTTCAATCAGGATTGTGCCATCGCTTAGCGTAATCGTGCCGTTGGAATCAATCTGCTGATCCCACGCATCGGCACTGTCAAGCGCGTAGGCGCTCGCAGCGAACGGCAACAGAGTTGCCAGTGTCAGCAGGAACGCAAGTGCGCGTTGACTCACTTACCGTTAGACAGCCAAGCGGTTAGACCTCCCAGTCCACTTAGTCCAAGCAACGCAATCACAAACTTAGCTAAACGATAGGCGCCACGGGTCTCTGCCATCTCAACGCGCACGCAGGCAAGATCGGATTCAATCCGATCAAGCCGCTCTAGGATCGCGTCAACTTGACTCTTAGTCATTCAGGATCAGCGGGAGTTTCAGGCTCCGCTGGAACTTCTGGCTCTTCGGAGATCACAGGGTCAACCCAGCCTGCGCGCACGACAAGCGCGGTGCCGTCAAAGAGATACTTCGCCGTTCGGAAGATCTCCCAATCGGATGGAATCTCTGCCGCTGGAATCTCTGTTCCGCCAGCGAACTCCTCGCCCCAAGTGGTGATCTCGTTGTGTTCGTCTCGTGCAACAAGTAGTTTTGCCATATTCGCTCCTTATGCCATCTCAATGATTTTCAACGAGAACTTCGCCGTTCCAGCATCACCGTCAACTGGAATTGTATAACTTGTCGCGATCGCGTTGCGACTGAACACGCCAATCAGTGGTTCATTCGGTGGAACATATAGCGGGAAGTCTCCTCCTGTGAAGAACTGCTGAGGCGTTGTACTGTTTACCCACGGCGAGCCGATGAACTGCGAGAACGGGAAGCCAGAGGCTGTCACAAGTGTCACTGGTCGCCAACGGTCGCTTTGGTTTTCGTCAAAGAATACGAGCCTTCCTTTTGCATACGCAGGCAGAAGTGTCGCTTCAACAATGTTGTTCGCAAACGAGTTTGTGACGATTGACGAGCCGAGTGTGGTAGACTGATAAAGGTGATGCGTTGCAGAGCCATCGCCTGCAAAGCCCATAAGCGGTTGTCCGTTGCTAACCCCCGCTCTGCGGAACATATGCGCGCGAGGCTGATAGAATGCACCAGCGGTTCCCATACGAAAGATTGCTTGAGTCTTTTGTGTGTCTGAACTGCTAGTGGCATAGAGTCGCGTGGTCTGATCCCAATACATCTTGTTGTAAAAACGCTCCTCGCCAGCGAGAATCGTTCCCGAAGTTTGTCGTGATTGGAAGAGCACAGTGCCTGCTGTTCTATCAAGCCCCAAAATCATATTGGCAGCGGATGTGTAGCCGTCTAGCACAGACACTCTGGTGTTCAGCACAATCGCGGTGCACGCAGAGTCCCACCAACCATTGAAAATGGGCTGGATTGGGGCTGATGTCGTGGTGTTTCCCTTTTGGAATCCCGCCCAACCGTATGAAGTTGTTGCGGTTGAAACTGCGCTAATGCTTGCGCTCCCTACCTCGTAGGCGATGCGGTGGAACGACACGGTGCTACCAGTAGCCGTAACGCTCGTTCCCCAAGCGTAAATCGTGCCGTTGCCTGCGGCAACTGGTGGAACATAAAGAGCAAAGTTTACGCCGCCTCTGCTGGTTGCTGACGAAACGAAGAACGGAGCCGTGTAGACAGACCCGCTGACATCGTTTACGACATAGACCAGTGATGTTCCAGCACTATCGGCATTGTAAGAATCCCACGAGTAGTGAATCCCGATAGAAGAAACATAGGCATAGTTGCCTTGATAGAACGGTCTGGTGTTATAACTTGATGCGTCTGTCTTGGCATTCCAAATCGTCGCGTTCCACATATTGGAAGCAAGCGTGTTGTTGTATTTTCTAAGGGTGATCGTGCGATTGCCAGAAGTAGTTAGTGCAACATCTTCCGAGTAGTGCATCGCGGTACCAGAAGCGAAACCATAACCCATTGTTTCAACAAACTGCAAAGTTCCGCCAACGGCGAGTGTATTCGTTGTACTTGCGGCAAGTACCGCTGAGTTTAGATTGAATCTATAAATATCGCGACCGCCAGTAGCTTGCACATAACTGACCGCGTATAGTTCGGTGCCACCACCACTTACACCCCACGAAGCCCTGACTCCAGCCGCGTAGGTTGTTGATGTGACAGTGCCAGCCGTCCATACAACATCAACAACAGTTCCGCTGAGCGCGCCTGCGCCTGCCAGCGTCGTAAACGCCGCGCCGCCTGCGCCATCTGCCGCGAGCACCTGACCATTGGTTGCGCCTGTGGACTTAAGGTATGAACCTTCAATCTTCGCGCCAGCATCTGCGCTGCCGCTATGCACATGCGAAGTCGTTGCATCAAGCACATCGCTGCGAAGATTATTGTATTGCGACGCAAGTGCGACGCTACCAGCTGTTACGGTACCGCTATTAGGCATGTTCCCTCATCCTCCTATGCAGTTGTGGTGAGCGCCCAGCTTACCGTGAGTAGGCTGTTCGGCTCTTTATAGATGCCGCTACCAGCTGCGTATCCAGTGATAGCGAGTAGATTGCTAGATCCGTCAAATAGTCCAAGCACATAGAATGTTTCGCCGATTGCGTCTGCCAATTGCCATGTGCTTGTTGATGTGACCGTGCGCGTTGATCGCGTGCTTGTCGTAGCCTTCGTGTCGTAGATTGCAGGCACGTTGGTAGCCGCGCTGGTCGTATCCAGGTTCCCGTTCACTACGAAGGCATTGTCAATGTAGGCAGTGGCGGTACCAGCGGTACCAGCCACGAGCTGGAAGCCGATCCCCGTGGTGTCGTTCCACGATGGTCCACCAGCGGTGACGTTGAAGCTGCTGATCGGCACGCGGCAGACTGCCCAGGTTGCGTCAGCGAATGTGACGCCTGCGGCGGTCTCTAGGTCCGCGACGGTGATGCCGTAGTAGGAGGATGCGTTTCCTGCGCTGAAGATGCGCAGCTGGGACGCGCTCTTGTTCACGCGGCTGACCGTCGTAAAGCGCAGTGACAGCTCAATGGATGAGCCGCTTACCACGGTAGAGCTGCTGATCGTGCTCGCGTCGTAGACATACTGCGTGCCAGAAGGTGCAGCCTCAATCTTGAAGGCGCCAACCCCTTGTCGGTAGATGCCAGAGTCAACGGTCGCGGTTCCCGTAAATCCCGTCGTAGAGTCAAAGTCATAGATCCTGGTGCCGCCGCTGCTGCTCTTAATGCTGCTAACGGTCAGAGTCCCAGCCTCACCAGCGAGCGCGGCTGCGAGCCGCTCAGCTCCAACAAGCGTGAACGTGTTGGACTGTTGACTGCGAAGGATCGTGCCATCTGGTCGGTGCAGCGTTGCTGTTACGAGACCAGTTGGCTTCGTCAAATAGCTTTCAAACATTCTATCCCCACACTTGCTGGTCCCAATATCCAGTTTCCCAGACAAGGGCTTGAGTTACGCTTGTTGTAATTGTATCTGAAACTGCGCCAACTTCGTTTCCAATTCTTGTGGGATCGGGCAGTGGACCCCAAAAGGTGTTGCTATCCCAGGTAAGCTCTGACTCGCCAACTCCAGCTGGCGCCCAATACCACGGTCCAACTGGCTCTCCCAGCGTGATTGAGTCGGTGACTCCGCCGATAAGATCTGTGACCAACACGGATGTTGGACCAGGCAAAGACGGAAGACCGTCAATGCTGCACTGGTATCCGTTTTGCGCGTTGAAGCTCCAGTTGATTGTTGCGACTTGCTGTAGGTAGGTTGCATTCTTTTCCGAATCAAGCACCGCAAACACTTCACCAGCCTTGATAGGCACGCCTGGAGCAGACGGGATCGCCACGCGTACTCTTCGCACGCTTCTGAAGTACAGAAGATCAAGCGCGCGCTGGTATGCCTCGTCTACGCTTGGCAAATACGGATCGCTGATCGTCTGCTCTAGGATCTGTCCAAGGAGATCCTGACCGTCGCCATCGTCCGCCTGCACCGCATAGGGGCTGGAGAGACGGGCTGGTTTGCCAACGAGCGTGAACGTGCGCACATAGACTGGCACGCTGTTCATGTTTCGGAACGTGATCTCGCCACGGTTCCCATCGCCCGTCGCAGTGCCGCCCAGGGTCATGTCGTAGTAAAGCTTGTTATCAAGCGTGAGACGTGCGGCTGGTGTTCCAGCCTCCATCGTGACCGCACTTCCAGATCCATCGCTTGCGGCGTTTGCCACTGCACTGGATGGGTTAGCGGTGCCGCTCGCCCAGCTTACTGGCGTGTATTCAACCCAGCGAGTCTGATCCTGTGCGTTCAGAGAGATCGTGACCTGACCAGGAATGTAGTACGTCCCTACCGATCCAGTCGCCTCAATTGCGGCTGGGATCTTGATAGGCGTAGTGACTTGCCAAACCGTCTCATCGCTTACTGCGCTCGCGCGATCCTCGTATGCAAGCGTGACGCGATTGATTGCCTGTGAAGTATTCCTGGTGATCGCGATATCAAATGGGAAGGTGTCTTTATTGAGCGTGATCAGCGGCGTCTGAAGCTCAGCCTCTCGTGTCGCATTGTCAACGAATACCAGCGTGCCGCCATCGTTGACGTAGATGCGTCCGCCCTCTGCAAGCGCAAGAAGTCCAAGCTCATCCGCTAGTCGCCCACCAACCGCAGCGGCAAACTGCGCTGTTCCGAACGCCGTCCCCTGGGTTGCATATGCGGCTGTTCCAAGACCAGCCTTCTCAGCGAGACTTCCGAACACCGACGTCATGCCAGTGTTTGCAGTCGGACCGTAGAAGGTAGGAATGTTTGCGAAGCGGCTGGAGATATCCGTTAGGCGCAGCGTCGCAACGCGTCCCTGCTCCAGCGGCTCAAGCTCGCGCACCACAAAGACGCCGATCTGTCTAAAGTTTTCCTGACCAGCGTAGTAGTAGCCAAGAGAGACCTTGGCTCGCACGTCCAGGAAGGCGCCCTGAATGTAGGGATAAATTGGCGACTGCGTATTCTCAGCGGTAAAGCGATTGTCAAGATTGTCCAGCGTGAAGTTTGCTTCCGCTGGTTGCAGTGATCCAGTATCCTGATCAATGCTCTCAATGCCTGTAGCCTCTAGTACATATGACGTTTCGTCAACGTACTCAGATCCGTCCCATGCAATCTCAAGCTTAAGGATAGGTCGCTGCTGTTTGTCTCCTATGGCGGCGACTAGATTTGCACTAAGTGTCATGTCGCCTCCTAGCTAGTGCGCGCGTCAACCTCAACGAGCACGATGGTGAAGTCAGCTTTGTCAACAGTCGGATAGGTATTTGAAGGATCGCCAATCTCATCAATGCGCACGGTGACTCCAGGCTGCGCGTCGGTCCACGGTCCACCCGTCCAGGTGAACGTCGCTGACGTTTGATTGGAGACGTTGTTCCAGTAGAGATCTACCAAAGAGTTCCACAGCGAGATATCTGCATATTCAAACGCCAAGGCATACCGATAGCGATAACCCACCGACCAGGTGCGGATAGACCCGTTGATCGTCATGCGGCTCCCGCCCACCGTCTCCCAGCTGATACGGGTCTGCGTAGACCTTGCAGGAAATGGAAGCGTGATCGTCGTTGCGCCAGATACTAGTGTCGGTTGAGATACGCTCACGCGGCTGCTCCTCTCCTAATCGTTGGTGGAACCGTGAAGCGCCTCTTGCTCTCTTCTTCAATCGCGCCGTATACGCGTCGCGCAAACTCGCGAGCGTCGGAGCTTGATCCAAGGAATGCTCCAGCCTGGACGGTCACATTGATGCCGCCTCCGCCAATAACATTTCCGTTCATACCAGGCACGAATAGCTCTGGTCCAAATTCTCCGACCATGTAGCCCTGACCAGCTGCAACTGCGCCACCTAGCGCGCGTGCTCCATACGCTGGGCTGCGCAACGGAATCGGACCACTTCTACCAGCGCCGCCACCTCCGCCGCCCTTTCCGCCGCCTTTGCCGCCGCCTTTGCCGCCGCCCTTTTTGCCGCCGCCAAATAGACCAGACAAGCCTTCATCATCTGTTAGTCGCCCAGTGTCGCTACCCAAACCGAATGGATCGGAGAGGAATCCAAAGATATCCCCGATTGAGCCTAGGAATCCCAGGGCGCTCTTGATATCTCGCAGCGCCTTCGCAAAATCTTGACCAGCCTTCGCCGCGTCTTTGAAGGCGTCAGCGAATGAATCAACAACGGGCTGATCGCTCTCAAGCTGATCCATAAGCAGACCGTGATCGTGGGCGGAATCCCGAACAGCCTTGTTGTTATCCTTCTGTGCTTCCAGTTGCGTTTCAAGACCAGCGAGCTGCTCCTGAAGCGCAATCAAGAAGGCGTCGTTGCTGCTCTTTACAGCCGCCTTCTTTTCCTTCTCTCGTTCTAGGCGCTTCTGGTGTGCGGCAATTTCTTTGGTCTCTTGCTGCGCGCGGATCGCATCGCGAGCCAGTGCAAGGTTGATCTCAATTTGCTTAATCGCCGCAGAGTCGCCGTTTGCAATGGCGATCTTAAGCGCGGATTCTTGCTGCTGCTCAATAAGTCGCAGCTCAGCAATATTCTTGGCAAAGTCTTTATCGGACAGCGCCAGCTCTTGAATCCTCTGGGATAGATCAACCGCAGCTTGGATCTGTCCGCGCGCAGCGTCTACTGCCGCCTGTCGCTTTGTCTCAGCCTCAAACTTTGCAATGTTGGCACGGGCATCTGCAACTGCCTTTTCGTAGCGCGTCTGGTCTTCAGCATACTGCTCAACCATGCGCTGCTCGCGCTCTGCATAATCAATCGCTACCTGGAATTGTTTGTCAAGATCTGATTCGGCTGCAAGCGCAAGGTCGCGCTCCGCACGAAGGTTAGCAAGATCTCGCTGCGCCTTGATCTTTGCGTCAGCAGCTTCCTGCTCTGTGTCCGCGAGATCCTGCGCCAACTCCTTGCGACGCTCATCTAGTTGATACTGTCGCTCCGTTGCGTCAAGTCCCGCGAGCATTGCGTCAAACGCAGTCTTTGCCTGCTCAACCTGGGCGCGCATGACGTCGCGAATCGCGTCGCGCTGATCCTTAAGCTTCTGAATCTGTCGCGTGAGCGCGGCAGTAACTTTGCTCGCTCCGCCAGATGCGCTCCCAGAAGCCCCGCCGCTCGCCTTATATGCCGCGATCTGTTGCTTGATTGCAGCGATCTGCGCTTGGAGTCCAGCCTTATTGGTGTTGATTGCGGAGCTGGTACCGCGAAGGCTGTTGATGAATGAGGACGCGGCGTCAGTTGCGCCAAGGAGTCCAGAGATAAATCCGCCGATTGCACCAGCAACGGCTGCAAGAGTCTTCAGAAGACCCTCGCGATTCTCCATTACCCAGTTGCGAATCGCGTTGACGATGTTGATGATCGCTGGGAGCAACTGGTTTGCAAGAGTGATTTGCAGTCCTTGGACCGTCAAACCCAGAAGGTTCATACTTCTGTCCGCATCCTCTGCTGCGGTAATCGTCTTGGAGTCAAGCACCAATCCCATTCTCTCTAGCTCATCCGCTGCTCCTGCTGCGGCTTCGTCTGAAAGATTGAGATAATCAATGAGAGCAAGTGCTTGCTTACCAAACAAGTCAACGGCAATTGCAGTCTTTGCGGCACCATCTTCCATCTGCCCCAGCTTGCTTCTGGTGCTATCCAGGATGGTAACCATGTCAAGCAAGTTACCTTCGCCATCGCGAACAGTAACGCCTAATGCGGCAAACTTGTTTTCGCTCTTAACGACTTCGCTGGAGAGCGACTTGAACGCCGTTGACAATCCCTCTGTTGGAACGCCAAGAAGATTGAGCGTTCCAGCAAGAATTGATGACTGCTCTGCGCTTGCTCCAGTTGCATCGGCAATCTCATCAATAGATCGTGCGTAGGCGAGGGCTTTTGGCACCGCCTGTGTGAACAGCCCAGTGACCTGGCTGAAGGCATCAAACGCAACGCCTGCAACACGCTGACCGATGCCCTGACCGATACCCGTGAAGACATTGTTCAGCTGCTTACCAGCTGCGCGAAGAAGATTGAACTCACGCTTGATCTGCCTAAACGCAGGATCAATCGCGGCTTTACCTTCAATGACAATGCCAACTCGCTTATCAGCCACGCTTACTCCTTACCCTTGACGCAGACGCCTGCGCTTGTGACTCTACCTTCTGGAAGTACAGACCCCGAATGATCCAGTCTGCATTTGGTGCGTGCTCCAGTTCCCACGGAGCGATGTGCCAACGTCTTGCTAACGCGTCCAACGCGTAATCAAGCGGAACGGTGACTGGCTTTCCGTCCCCTAATCCTGCTGCGGCGAGACTTCTTGCAAGGCGTTGGCGTTCACTTTTGGGAGTGCCGT